CCGTCATCAGGTGGTTCGCCGGGTCGCGCGGGTCCGCCAGCGGGTGGCCGTCGACATAGGTTTCGACCAGCTCCCGCGCCCGCACGGACGGCAAGCCGCCGCCGATCAGGCCGAGACGGATGGTTTCAACGATGTCGCCGACCCGCCACCGGCGCTCGACCAGCAGGCGCTGGGCGATTTCGCCCAGCCCCGCGCCGCACAGCCGCTGCAGTTCCTCGATCTGCTTCAGCTTCAGGGCGAAGACATAGCTGCCGTCGCCCCATTTCAACTCGATCTCGGCGGCGATGTTCGGCTGCCCCGCCATCAGACCGCCGCCGTCCAGGCCGGCTTGCCGTTCAGGGTGACGGCGATCTGTACCGTCGCTCGCTGGCCGCGCTGGGCCGTGACCTGGTAGTTGGTCAGGATCGCAGGCGCCTGGTAGTAGCCGCCGAAATCCGCCGCGGTGACGTCGTACATCCAGCGGACAGTCTTCTCGGCGCCCGAGAACGCCCACTCCTCCCAGGTCTTGCGGGCATTGCGGTCGAGCACGCCCTGGCCGCTGAGGGTCATCTGCAGAGCGGTGATGTCGGTGATCTTCCAGGCCGGATCGTCCGGGTTGTCGCAATCCGGGATCACCGTCTCGTTGGTGTCGGTGGCAATGGTCATGCCCAGCTCGGTCAGGCCGCAGGGGGCGGCAAAGACCTCGGTCGGGGTCGTCCCGTCGCCGAGCAGGATCATCACGTCGCTGAACTTGAAGGTCTTGGCCTGGGCCATCAGGGATCTCCTCAAACGAAAAGACCCCGCGCAACGGCGGGGTCGGGCATGCCAGCGATGACATGGGTGAAGGGCTATTGCGCCGCGATGCTCTCGAACTCGACCACGCCGTGGGTGACGCCCTGTTCCGCGGGATCATCCATCGTGCGGGTCTGGCGCCATTGCAGGGACAGCAGTGTGCTGCCTGAAATGGCGAGGTCGGCCTCGTCGAGCGCCGCCACGACGGCGGCGACCAGCGGTTCGATCGGACCGCGGCCATAGCCTTTGGCGAAGGCGTCGACCTGCACCAGGACCCGACTGCCGTGCAGCCCGCCCGTCGCCTCCCACGGCGTGGCAACCATGGTGGTGCAGCGCAGGAGCGGATAGGCCGGGGCCGCCGAGACGTAGTCATGGATGCGGGCGCCGACCAGCGCGGCGACATCGGGGTCAGCCTTCAGCGCCTCTACCACAGCCTGCCGGACCAGACCGGACAGATCGCGGCCACTCATGTGTCGGCCCTCGGCTTCGGCACGCGCCGGCCGGCACCGGTGGCCTCCGCCGCCTCCGCGGCAGCGGTCGGAACCAGCAAGATCGCCCCTGCCTTGTACGCCAGGGTCACGCGGCGCGACGGCCGGAAGTCGAAATCGGTGGTGAAGCAGATCCAGGGCATCATTGCCCCCTTTGCTGTCATGGCTGTCGGCGAGAGGATGTTCAGTCACCACCTCCGCCCCGGCCCACGGCCCGGGCGATCAGCTGGACCACTTCCCTGCGCTTTGCTTCAACCGCGGTCCGCATCACCGGCTTCGCCTCCATGCGGGAGGTGCCGAATTCGCGGGCGACGGCACCAGGCCCGGCCGACACGACATCCACGGCAAGGTCACCGCGCCGGACCACGGTGATATCGGGTGCAGAAGATCCTTCCGCCCCGGCCTCGGCACTGTGGGACCGAGCTTCCGCCGCGATCAGAGCGGCAGCCTGCACCAGCGCCTTGCCGATCTGGATTCGGGCCACCCGGCCGATCCCAGCCAGCCGTTGAACCGTCTGGTCCACACCGTTGATCCGGGCCATCACGACGGCATCCCGGTCAGGACCCAGGCGGCGCCGGCCGGATCGCAGTCGACCGTGCTGATCCGCCAACGGACGCCGGCCAGGGTGATCTCGTCATCCGGCGTCGGGGCCATGGTGATGCCAGCCTGCAGCACGACCAGACGCACGGCCCGGTCGGGGACACCCCAATCGGCCCGCTGGCGATCGGTAAGCTCGTAGCGATGGCCTTTGACCGGTCTGTTGGCGAAGATCGGCGGCAGGACCACCTGACCATTGGCATCCTTGGCCACGACATGCAGCGTGCCGTCGGGCAGCAACGGCGCCAGGGCAGCACCGAACACCGCCCGCAGGGAACCGTCGAGCAGGTCCATCACACCACCGCCACGGCTGGGATATTGCGATGCATCAGTTCGACGAAGCGGCGGCCATAGCCGGTCGACCCCAACGTGCCGAGTTCAACTCCGGCGCCCATAGGGTCGAAGCGCTCGAGTTCGAGCGCTCCACTGCGGACCCGCTTGAAGCCGCCGGCAGCGATCGCCGCAGCCTCCGGCCCGCTGCCCTGCCCGTCCAACGTCAGGATATGGGCCGCCAGCAGCAGCCGGCCGAGGTGGATATCCGCCTCGGTGATCCAGTTGTCGCCGACCTGCAGGGCCGCTTCGTCCAGCGCCGTCTGCAGGACGGCGTCGGCAACGGTGGCAAAGACCGGAAAGCGGGCCTTGAGATCGACAGGAGTCGGGGCGGACATGGTCAATCTCCCTGCCCGAGCATCCGAGCCAACGTCGCCTGGGCCTCGGCCTTGCTGAAGGGACCGGCCATCGCTTCGCCGTCGATGCCGATCACATAGTGTCGGCCGAAGCCCTTGTGGAACACCACCGGCCGGTCTGGATCGCGGGCCTGCGCCCCGATTCGGGGCGCCTCCCCATCCCAGGCCAGCATGCCGGCGTCGACCTGATGTCGGACGTTGGCGATTTCGGCTTCGGTCAGGTCGAGATCAGCGGCCTCGCCCGGTTCGAGCAAACGAGCCTGCCCCTTCACATGGAGGAAGCGCGGGCCGGGCGAGATGTTGGCGATGCGCATGGCCACCCCCCGGGTCAGATACCGTCGCCGTACCGGAACGCTTTCGGCCGCCGGATCTCGACGCCGCCGGTGCGGAAGATGCCGGGGATATCGAACACCAGCGGGCCGGACTGCCACGGCGCCTGGAAACGATGCGGCATCGGCAGGTGCAGCTTCACCACCTGCGGATCGCGACGGTAGGCCACCATGCGTGCGGTGCCGCCGGCCCCCGCCGTTTCGAGCCCACGCACTGCCCTGATGGTCAGCGGCGCGCCGGTGATCGCGGTGTAGGTGTTGTTGCGGCGCAGATGCTCCAGGATGGTGACATCGCTGGTCGTGGTGCGCGCCGTGGTGGCGATGGAATCCAGCCGCCCCACCGGCAGCAGCAGCGTGTCCGCCATCTCGACCGTCAGCGAGCCGGTGTAGACCCCGGTTAGCAGTGCATTGATATCGCGCAGGATCAGGTCTGGGGGCTTGGCCGACCACAGCGTGGACAAACCGGTGCCGTCGTTGGCGACGTTGCCGGCGGTGACGTTGGGGTCATTGATGAGACCCGTCCAGCCCTTGGTGTTGCCGCTGGGCGGCACGCCGCGCAGGGCGATGCCGTCCATGAATTCCTCATAGGCGCGGACCGCGGCGGCAGCCCGGTCGGCCGAAAGGTTCATGCCGGGGATCATCATCGCCTGTCCCAGCTCCTCGCTGGTATAGCGATAGCCGATCGCCGCCAGCTCGACCGGATGCTCGTAGCGGCTGCGCTCGACATCCGCCAGCGGCACGTCCTTCGCCAGGTGATTGAACCAGTCGGCCTGGCCCAGCTTGTCAGTGGAGAAGAAGGTGACGCTCTTGGCCCAGGGATTGGCCGAGGTGTCGACCGGCACCAGGTTCGGATACTGGATGTCGGGGTACTGGATCTCGTAGACCTGGGCCTCGATCTGGCTGGTCTGCGCCACAAGGAAGCCCAGCGCCTGCTGAGCATCGAATGCGAACATGGGGATCGCTCCTTCGGGAAACTGGGCCGGGAACTTGGATCCTTTGGGGATCAGGCTGCGGGCAGGCCGCCGGCCAAGCGAACGACGGCAAGGCCGCCGCTGGTTGCGCCAGTCATCCAGCGGGCACCGGCGATGGCGAAGTTGCCGGCATCGGCCGTGGCGCTGGACAGAATGCCGGTCACGGCGGCGAAGGTGACGTCCTGGCCGGCGGTGACGGTGCCGCCGACGACGGCCCAGATGTCGCCTTCGGTCAGCACGGCGACGCTATCGCCCTGCTGGTACTTGTCGGGCTGGCCGGCATCGAGCGCGACATCGCGGATCGAGATGCCGACGAAGCCGGACGCGGCCGTGGCGCCGAGGACCGCGCCCTTGGCAGCAGCTCCCTGCCCGACCGCCAGGCCGAAGCCGATGCCGGCAACGGTCTCGACGATGCGGGTATCGGCATCGGCGTTGGTCATATTGGCGACCAGCCCGGCCGCCCCGGCCCGCAAGGTCTCGCTGTAGTTGGACTGCACGACGGCCATGTCCATCTCTCCTTTCATCGAAGCAAGGGCGGCGGATCAGGCCGCCGTGGGGTTGGATTTCCAGGCCTGGCCCAGCCTGCTGTCGCGCCGGTGCAGTGCTTCGGCCCGGGCATCGCCGGCAACCGGCCGGTCGACCAGGACACGGCGCAGCGGGTCAAAGGCTGCGGCCGGAGCCGGCAGCAGCACCCGGAAAGCGCCTTCGACCGCGGCGTCGGTCATATCCCGCGTCGCAACATCGCCGATCCGGGCGGCCACGGCGGCGCGGCGGATCTCAGCTTCACTGCGGCCCTCGACCGGCAACGCGTCGCCGGCAATGCGGCGCGCCTCGGCCGCCACCCGGGCGCGGGTTGCCACGGCAGCGTCCAGCCGGGCCGGGGTCAGCTCGGCGTCCCGCAGCCGTGCGGTCAGCGCCGCGATCTCGCCATCCCGGACCTCGATCTCGGCCTCCAGGGCGGCGATTTCCGCGGCCGGATCCGTCTTGGCCGCCTCCTCCCGGGCACCAGCCCAGCCATCGCCGATGCGGCAGGCCGGGCCGGCGCGGGCGGCGTCGACCACCGCCAGGTGGTTGCCGCGGATCGACCGCTGGACGGCGTCATAAGGCTGGCCATCCGGGGTGGCGCCGGCGGTCCAGTCGATCTCCGCGGAATAGCCGACGCTGAGTTGGCGCTTGCCGGCGGTGACCGCGTCGATCGCGGCCCGGTCCATCAGGACCAGCGGCACGCGGACATAGTCGCCGTCGCGCGCCACTTCGCCACCGACCTGGCCGACGCTGTGGCTCTTCCAGTTCGCCGCTGTGACGGCCTCGGATGGATGGTCGAGCGTGACCGGGCGATGTGCCATCGAAGCCAGGGCGTCGGCTGCGAAGACCTCGTCCTCCGGTCGCCAGACCCGCACCACCGGCAGGTCCGGGCGGCCCATCTCGGCACCGCCATAGAGCTGGATGCCGGTGCGGGCGATGCGCACATCCGCGACGAGATAGCCGTCATGAGTGGTGCGCCGGTCGCCGACCAGCGTCACGGTGTCCGTGATGAGCATGGAATCTTCCTTGGTGACAGATGGTCGGGGCGATCGAGGCCGCCCGGTGGCTCAGGCGGCCGGCCCTTTGACGCCAGCCGTGGCATCGGTCTCGGCATAGGCGGCCTCGATGCCGGGGTAGAGGCCGTCCTCGATCACCTGGTTGCGCACGGCCCGGGCCAGCACGTCGGGCGGAATCAGGCCGCCCGAAGCGTAGATCGACGTGGCCTCGGCCTTGGTCTTGGCCACAGTGGCGGCCTCCGTCGCATTCAACTGCCACAGCGGCGCCCAGTCGTAGTGGACCTCCGGCGGCCGGGTGCCGAGCGCGCTGGCGATCAACGCTTCATCCAGCCGGTGCAGCGCCGGGCCCAGCATCACC